CCAAATCTCTCCGTCGGCAGGGGCGAGAAACTCCCCGTGTCGAAGGGCGCGGGGCTGACGGCCAAGGGCCGCGCCCGCTACAACCGCGCCACGGGCAGCAAGTTGCAGGCCCCGACCAAGGACAAGGACAACCCGCGCCACAAGTCCTTCTGCGCCCGCAGCCGTTCGTGGAAGGGCGAGCGAGGCAAGGCGGCACGGGCAAGGTGGGGGTGCTGACATGGCGAGGAACTCGCTGGTCGGGAACATCAACAGGCGCAAAAGGCTTGGGATCTCGCGCCCCAAGTCGAAGTCGACGGTCAGCGCGAAGTCATATGCCGCCATGAAGCGCGGCTGGAAGGGCAAGTGATGCCGAAGGTCGGAAAGAAGTCGTTCCCCTACACGAAGATGGGCAAGATGCAGGCCGCCTCCTACGCCAAGAAGTCCGGCAAGCCGATGAAAAAGGCGAAGAGGAAGTAATGCCGTTCAAGTCGAAGGCACAGCAGGGGTACATGTTCGCGCAGCACCCGCGGATGGCGAAGGAGATGGCTTCCAAGACGAAGTCCATGAAGAGCCTTCCAGCCCGCGCCAAGAAGAAGAAGGGTCGCAAGTGATCGAGAACATCGCGGTTCTGGTGTCAGCGTTCGTCCTCGGCGGGTTCGGGGGCATTGCCCTCTGCCGAAAGTTCGGCTGCCGCCTTCCCAAGCCAAAGGCCAAGGGGAAGAAGCGGTGAACTTCGTCAAGGTGCGCATGACGCATTTCCCGGTCGACGCGATCGACCAGATCGACGAGATCGGCGGGCGCGTGCGCGTCTCACTCTCGAACGGAATCAAGATCGACCTTGACCCGATCGAGGGTGAGAAGGTCCTGAAGCAGGTGTCCGCGTTCGGATCCCCGCCTGCTACCGTCCCGCAGCAGGACCATTCGACGGTCATCGCGCTCATGGCGCGGGTGGCCGCGCTTGAGGCGAGGGTCGCCTCCCTGTCCGACCGTGCGCCGAAGGCGAGGGCGAAGGCGAATGCTTGACTTCACGAACATCTCCGCCATCCGCGACGAGATCGACCGTGCGGAGTGGTTCCGCGACCAGCACTTCCAGACCCCGAAGGAACTGCGCGAGTGGTTCTGCGGGCAGGGCTACCGCGACGGGTACGGGGTGAACCATCCCGAGAACGCCGTCCACGCCTACGTCAGCATGGTGCTGCCGCGCATCATCCACGACAACCCCAAGGTGCGCGTGACGAGCGCGAGGCCGCATGTCCAGCGGACGGCCTGCGTCGCGATGAAGGCGGCGCTCAACAGGTGGTCGCGCATGGTTCGCCTGCGCGGCACGATCGAGCGCATCGCCACCGACATGCTGCTCGGATGGGGCGTCGCGCTCGTCGTCAACGAGCCGAAGGGCGCGGAGCGCAAGTGGGACTCCTCCGGCCCGTACCTCCCGCGCGCCTACCGAATCGACCCCGCGAGGTTCGTGATCGACCCCGCGGCGATGCACTGGGAGGAAGCCCGGTGGATGGGCCACGTCTGGGTCTGCGACAAGGAGGACCTCCTCCGCCGCGCGGAGTTCGACGAGACGTGGAACCGCGAGGAGATCGAGCGCCTCGCCACGAACAACGGCGTGGACGAGTTGCGCGACAATCGCGACGTTCCCGAGCGCCGCGAGGTGGCGATCTACGAGATCTGGGTCCCCGAACTGCACGAAGCGGCCGCGGAACTCCTCGACGAGGCGACCGACGATGCCCTGTACAACGGCACGATCTACACGGTCGCCAAGTACCAAGGCGGCTCCGGCGACTGCGTCTGCGAGTTCATCCGCAGGCCCCTGCCCTACTACGGCCCGCCTTCCGGCCCGTACACGGTCTTCGGTGCCTTCAGCGTCCCGAACGACCCGTACCCGCTGTCCCCGATCGTCGCCTGCCGCGACCAGATCCAGTACGCGAACGACCTCGCGACGAGCCAGCAGGAGAACCAGAAGCGGTACAAGCGGATCCTCGTCGGGGACGCCAAGAACCCGAAGTTCCTTCAGGACGTGGTGAACGCACCAGACCTGTACGTCTTCGCGGAGGCGGGTCTCGACGCCCGCAGCCTCCAGCCCGTCGAGGTCGGCGGCAGCACGAACCAGCACATCCAGTCCGTCGAGGTCGCGAAGGATCGGCTCGACCGCGCCCTCGGCATGTCGGACGCCATGCGCGGGAACGTCGCCGGGAGCGCGAGCGCCACGGAGGTCGCCGTCGCGGAGAGCGCCAGCACCATGCGGATCGCCCACCTCAAGCGGGCGTTTCAGGACTCGGTGGACACGGTGTTCCGCAACATCGGCTGGTACATGTTCCACGACGAGCGCATCGTCATCCCGGTCGGCGGCGAGGACGCCCGCGAGGCTGGAATGCAGGATCCCGTGTTTCAGGGCGGCCTGAAGGTCGGCGCTTGGGAGGACATGCAGGTCGACGTGGACGCCTACAGCATGGAGCGCACCTCCGAGATGCTCGCCCAGAAGCGTGCCGTCGAGGTGTTTCAGGTCATCACGTCCGCCGGGCAGGCGATCCCCGCCATGCCTTGGATCAAGTGGCGCGACCTGCTCTCGTTCCTCGGTGACGCGCAGAACGTCCCGCAGATGCAGGATTTCATCGACGAGGAGGTCATCCGCAAGATGCAGGGCGGCATGCCCGGTCCCGGAATCCCGTCCCCGGCGCAGGGGGGTGTTCCCGCTTCCGGCCCGGCACCTTCTCCTACTGGCGAGGCCCCGGCCGTCCCTGCCCGTGCGCAGGCGGCGATCGCGGCGGCAGCAGCGAGGGCATGATGCCGAGTTACGAGTTCGAGACGAAGGACGGGAAGGTCATCGAGTGCGTCTTCGCGATGCGCGACGTACCCGCCATCGGCTCGTCGTTCGAGCATCCGCTGTTCGGCACCGTCGTCCGCGTCCCGAGCGGCACGCAGGTCAGCCCGAACTTCACAACTTCGGCCTATCCGTACGTCAGCCGGGCGCTTCCGCGGAACCTCGCGGGCGTCAAGTGCGACGCGAACGGGCATCCGATCATCCACAGTCGCCGTGAGGAACGCAACGTAGCGTCCCGCCACGGCTACGTCAGGGCAGAGGACTGAACATGGACAGCAATGCTGAACCCATCGTGCAGGCCGACACGCCGTCCGACGGGACGGCGGAGCAGGTCGTGCAGGACACCGCGCAGGTCACGGAAGCCGTCGAGGCCAACTCCGATGACGACGACGCAATCCTCGCGAGGCTGCTCGACAGCATCGAGACGGAGGACGACAAGGAGGCAGACGTGGATTCGTCCGCTGCTCCCTCCGAGCCAGCCCCCGCACCCGATGCCCCGTCATTCGACCGTGACGCGGTCGCCAAGGTCCTGAAAAGGGACGGCGTACCCGACGAGGTCATCGCCTCGGCTTCTCCCGAGATCCTCTCCAAGTGGGCGGAATCGGCGGCGAAGCGGCAGAAGGACGTTGACTCGTACGGCGGTCGTCTGAAGCAGTTGGAGGAGCAGGTGTCGAAGGGCGCGCAGCAGAATCCACAGGTGCAGGACAACACGCCTGTTCCGTCGGAAACGCCTGCGGCGGCCGATCCCTTCGCGCAGATGGCGGCGGTGTACGGCGACGATGTCGTCAGTCCCGTCCGCATGGCCTTCCAGCAGCAGCAAGCGCAGATGCAGGAGCAACTGCTGCTTGCGCAGGCCCGTGCTGCCGATGTCTCGCTCCGCGTCCAGTACGGGGCCAAGGCCCCCGCCTACGACGCGGTCCTCGCGAAGATGTCGGAACTCGGGGCTGCGAAGCCGGGTGGGTACGCAAGCGTCGACGAACTCGCCGCCGCCGCCTACTCGGCCATCGTTGGATCGAGGCCGTCAGCGCCTCCGAACGTGCGTGCCAGCCAGCCGACGGCCCCCAAGGGGACCACGGCCCCGGTGAAGCCGCCGCCTCGGGACGCGGACGACGAGATCCTTGACCAGATCATGTCGGGCGGGGGCATCCGCCTCCGATCCGCTTCAAGAAAGTAAGGAGCAAGGCAAATGCCTTCGATTACCCAGTTCAACGACTTCATGCAGTCCACCGGGCCTGCGTACCTGAAGTCCGCCGATGCAGTCATCAACGAGGCCGTCAAGAACAACTACGTCCTCTCCCGTCTTCTCAAGGAGAAGGCCAGCGAGACGCTCGTTCAGGGCGGTACGTCCATCAAGGACGTGATCGTCTTCGACGACGCCTCGACCTACCAGAAGTACCAGCCCAACGACACGTTCACTTGGAACAACCCGCAGGTCACGGACACGCTGACCGCTCCGTGGCGGTTCTCGATGGACTACATGTCGTGGACCGATCAGGAGGTCGAACTCAACGACGGCGACGCCAAGACCATGTACAAGCGCCTCAAGCGCATCAAGGAGATGCGCATGTGGACCTCCATGCTGAACGGCATGGAGAACGACCTCTGGGCGCCGTACATGGGCAACTACGGCAACATGGAGACGGGCGGCAAGGAGCCTTACGGCCTCCCTGCGTTCATCACCGAGATCATTAACAGCGTCACCACCTTCGGTGAGCGCGGCGGCGCTCCGACCGGATGGACGAACGTGCTCGGCATCAACCCCACCACGGACGCCCGTTGGTCGAACCAGATCTCGTTCTACGACCGTGCGCTCGACCACAACGCGACCCCGGCTTCGTTCACCTACTCGAACCACAACGCCGGAACTCGTCAGGTCGGTGGTCTGTTCACCGCGATGGACGAGATGTACCTGAAGGTGCAGTTTAAGGCTCCGCTGACGCAGCGTCAGTACTTCGAGGAGACGAACTTCCAGCGCCAGATGATCCTCGCGTCCCGTCTCGGCGTGAACACCTACAAGCGCGCCCTCCGTGCGTCGAACGACATGCTCGTCAGCCCGCAGGACAGCGCCTACAACACCCCGACGTTCTCGGGCATCCCGGTCGAGTACTGCTCGAACCTCGATGACGCTGCGATCTTCCCCGCTGCCGGATCCTCCGTCACCGACAGCAAGTCCGGTCGCGATGGTGCGACCCTGTCCACGACGGTCACTCTGTCGGAGACGGCGGCCAACACCATCGACAAGGGGCCGCGCTTCTGGTTCGTCAACGGCCAGTACCTCACGCCGATCTTCCACAGCACCCGCTACATGAAGAAGCACGACGTGATGCGTCACCCGAACCAGCCGTTCACTTGGGTGCAGCCCGTCGATTGCTGGTGGAACCTGTTCTGCAACAGCCGCCAGCGTCACGGCATCGTCGCCCCGGTCAAGACCACCTGATGAAGCAACGGGGGCGGGAGCGATCCCGCCCCCTCTACCACACAAGGAAGGACACACACAATGATTCTTGCTCCTAACAACGGTGCGCTCGGGATCCAGCCCGCTGGCACCTCCGCGCGCTGCATCAACCGCGATTCCACGGCAGTCGTCGTCGGAAACGTCGTCATCACGTCGTTCAACCACAGCAGCGTCATCTATCCTCCCGCGGAAACCGTCGCGAGTTTTGAACTCTCGCCGTTCTCCTGCGTGAAGTTGGCTGAAGGCGATGTCAATGCATCGTCCGGTGACGGCTCGCACTCGAACGCCGGATACATCGGCGTCGTCACCTCCCTTCCGTCCGGTTCGGGCGCGCAGGGTCAGGTGGTCAACGTGCAGTTCGGCGGCATCGCCACCGCTCTCGTTCGCGCCACGACCAACAACGTCGTCGTCGGCAGCAAGTTGTTCCTGTCCGATACGGCTGGTCGTTTCGGCAACGAGGCCGATTCGGCAAACCCGGACACGACCGTCGCGATCTCGCTTGGCGCCGTGACGGCTGCGGCGTCTGCGAACATCCCCGTTCTGCTGTTCAACGGCCCGATTGATGGCACGGCTACGGCCCTGACCTGATCTGACGCAACCATTCACCACTGGCCGGGGAAACCCGGCCAGTGGAATTACCGATGCTCACATACCTCGACCTGAAGAACCACGTCCTCCTCGCCATCGGCGGTCGTCCATCGACGGCATCCGGGCAGACGGTCGCGCAGCGACAGGCCGAAATCGTGAACATCGCCGGGGAACACCTGTTCACCCACCCGTGGCGGTTCCGCGAGGCTTCGTCGAACGTCTCCACCGTGGTTTCGCAGTCGTATGTCTCGCTGCCATCGGACTTTGCAGAACTGACGCAGGCTTGGAAGGAGGACTACGTCCTCTGGATCCAGTCCCCGGAGGAGGTCGAGGCCGCCCGGCAGTCGAACTACCCGGACCTGACGTGGCGGGCCTACGTCAAGGAGTACGTCCCGACCGGGGACACGGCTGGCGTCTCCACGACCGCTTCCTACAGGCTCGAACTCTACCCGACCCCCACCTCCGTCGAGACGCTCAAGATCCTGTACCGCAAGGGCTGGCAGGGGGTATCCGCTTCCACGGCCGATACGAGGATCATCGAGATCCCGCGGCACGTCGAGGCGACGCTGATCGCCTATGTCCGGGCCGTCGCGGAGTCGTACGAGGACGGGCAGCAGAGCCAGCGGTTCGCGGAGATCGAGGCTGGCCCGATCTTCGGGGCTGCGAAGCAGAAGGACGGGATGGTGCAAGGCACCTTCGGACAGTTGCCGCCGAACCTCTGGCGGTCAGGAACACGGAACGGGCCGGGATTCGTCATCCTCAACCCCGTGAACAACCCATCGTAAGGAACGACCATGAGCCTCATCGGACTGAATCCAACGATCACCGCCACCCGGACGCTGACTGCCCCTATGGAGGTGGCGTCTCCGTCCAACCTGACCCTTCCGTCCTCGCTTACGGTTCGCAATGGTACGACGACGACGCCAGTGACGGTTACGTCCGGCACTACGGCGGGGATTGTGCTTGGCGCGCGCCTGAACTACGCCAAGATCCAGACGGCGTCAAGCGCGTCTGGCGGATCTGTCGTCCTGCACGTCATCGGCTGGAACCGTGGCGACGACGGTTTCTGGCGTCCGCAGTTGCTTACGACCTGCACCGTTACCGCTGGTGCTGCCACGACCTCGGTAAACGGAGCAAACCAGTACCTCGGCCTTACCTACGTCAAGAACTTCGGTGACTGCAAGGTCTACAACGGCAACATCGCTGCCGTGTACGGCGGGTTCATCATCGTCGATCTGTGTGGCGCGGAACTGGTCGAGATCGCCATGACCGCTTCCAGCACTCCGACCGCCAACGCCCTCGTCGGGTTCATCTGATGCACGCACGCAACCGGACATGGCTGCTCGGCTCTGACCCGGTCGAGCGTTGTAGGCAGCGCACGCTCCCGGTGGAGGGCGGCGACGGCTCCACGCTCTCGCTCGACTTCACCACGGGCGTCCTCGACCCGCGCCTGACGTTCACGCGCAGCACGACCGGCACGTTTACTAATGCGAGTGGTCTTGTTGCAAGCGCGGCAATTAACACCCCCCGCTTCGACTACGACCCGTCCACGCTCCAGCCTCGCGGGCTGCTGATTGAGGGAAGCGCGAGCAATCTGTGGACATATTCGCAGGATCAGTCGCAATGGGCGGTGAGCAATGTGACCGTGAACACCGGAACGCAAGCCACCGCACCGGATGGAACTACATCGCTGTTTCCTGTCCTGACGAACACGACATCGTCGGTGCAATACTTCGTTCGACAAAGGTCTGCGGACAGCATTACCGCTACGACTGGACAGGTCTACACCTATTCCATGTTCGTCAAGAAAGGCACTCATCGCTATGTGCAAATGTTTGCGAGCGCAACCACGATCTTTACTAATGCGGCACAAGCAAACTTTGACCTTGACGATGGCACAACTGGAAATGTGACAAACTGCACGCCGACTGCCGTGGCGTATGGGAACGGGTGGTGGCGGTTGTCAATCGCTGTGACCGCAAATGCATCCGCAACGCAATCGCAACCGTTCCTGTTGTATTTGGTGAGCAGTAAAACAGCCACAAGAGCCGAAAACCTGTCGCTATCGTCGCAGTCAATCTATGTCTGGGGCGCACAGGTCGAACTCGGCTCCGGCGCATCCTCGTACATCCCCACGGGCGCGAGTCAGGGGACGAGGAATGTGGACAACTGCGAACTCCTCAACCTCACGACGATGGGATTCAATGCCAGCGCGGGGACGATCTATGTTGATACGGGAACCAGAATTGGAACTGGCGGCCGTTCGTATTCGTTCATGCCAACCAGCGGAATCAACGATCAGATATTTGAGGGTGGTGGATTCCTGCTGAATGTGTATTCGTCTGGAACATTTGTCGCGCAGATCGGAACGGGAACGGCAAGTGCAGCGAAGATCGCTGCTGCGTATGCGGTGAACGATTACGCGGTCAGCGTCAATGGCGGCGCACCATCGACAGATACCGCTGGTGCGTTGCCGACAACCATTGCGAAACTCACCATCGGAGCGCGTGATTCATCGAGCGTAACGCAGATGAATGGTTGCATCCGCGTGTTCAAGTACTGGCCGACCCGCCTTCCCAACGCCCAACTCCAGAGCATCACCACATGACCGACTACATGCTCCGCACCGACACCGAGGCGCAGATGGACGATGCGCTGGAAGCCGCAGGACTGCTGGTCGAGGTCGATCAGGGCGAGGGCGAGATCGCGCTCATGCCCGTCCCGGGCTGCTATGTGGACCGCATCGGGCCGATCCCCGCCAAACTCGACCCCGAGGGCGAGGTCATCCGGCCAAGCGACAACCGCTACCACGCCAACATCCGGGTGACCTTCGAGTTGACCGAGGAGCAGGTCGAGGCGCTGCCGACGTTCACCCCGACGCCGGGGATTCCATACAGGGTGTTTGCGTGAGAAGCAGAGCCATGACCATCGAGAAGACCCAGACCACCGTTCGCCTGTCCGCCCGAGACTGGATCGCCATTGTCGGCATCACCATCACCGTCCTCGCTGGCGTCCTTGCCGCCTTCATCCACCACGACAGGCTTCTGATGCGGGTCGTCACGCAGCAGGAGATGATGTCCGACAGACTCCACAAGATCGAGAGCAAACTTGAGGCTGATCGCCGCTAACCTCCTCCTGTTCGGCTGCTCCGCGTCGGAGCGGATCGCATCGAACGCCAGCGCCATCCAGCGCGAGGCGAAGGACCTGTCCGCCATCGGGCGCGACTCGGGAGATATGCGCGTCATCTCCCATTCGGAGACGATCTATGGGCTGGCGGCCGACATCCACTCGGAACTCCCGAAGGTCGAGGACCAGATCCCGGCATGGATGAGCATGATGGGGCTCGGGTTCCTCGCGCTGATCGTCGTCGCCGTGGCCTTCATCCTGTGGAACACCGGGATCGGGACGGCCATCAGGGTCGCTATCGGGTGGATTCCACGCAGGAAGGTCCGCGAGGCGGAGATGGCCGCCGACATGCTTTCCGATGCGTCGTCGGAGAATCCACGCGAGTTCATCGCGTCGAAGCGCGGGTCGGACCCGATGTTCGACGCCGCTTTCAAGAAGGCTTGGTCAAAGAGAAAGGCCCAGACAGATGCTTGCTGACTTCTCCTCGTTTCTCGGTTCTCTGTTCTTCTCGCTGCTGTGCGGTGCCGTCGGCTTCGTCGCCGGGTACGTCATCCGGTCCAAGAAGCAGTTCTGAAAGGGACATAGGCAATGGCAATCAAGTTGCAGATTCGGCGCGGCACGGCGGCTGACTGGGCCGCCGGAACCGCCAACCCGACCCTCCTCGAGGGGGAGATCGGGTACGAGACGGACACCGGGAACTTTAAGGTCGGTGACGGCACCCGTGCGTGGAACGACCTCCCGTACCAGATGCCGTACTTCACCGGGACGAAGCCGACCACCAACACCTCGACCACGCGGTCGCGCATCGTCGTCGACCAGACCAACGACCGCGTCGGCATCGGCACGTCGACCCCGCTCGACAAGTTGCATATCGAGGGATCGAGCCCGATCATCCGTCTGCGCGACACGGATTCCGGTGCAGGAATCTACTCGCAGATCAACGCGAACGCGACGGACGGAACTCTCGTCATCTCCGCTGACGCGAACAATGCCAGCGGAACAACGGGTGCGTCGAAGATCCAGTTCGCGGTCGACAACACGACGCAGGTGACGGTGACGAAGGACACACAGGTCGGTATCGGGACACCGTCACCTGCCTCGTCACTGCACATCGTCTCCCCGACCACGACCGCGGACATCAACCTCGTCAACAGCGGAACGACGGGCGGAAGCGGCGGGCTCGTCGTCAAGTCCACGAACAACGATGCATTCATCACGAACGTCGAGAACGCCGATCTGCGGCTCGGGACGAACAACACGGATCGCGTGACCATTGACTCGGCGGGCGAGGTCGGAATCGGGACGACCACCCCACTGTCGTTGCTCCATCTCGAAAGCACTGCACCAGTTATCCGCTTCAGGGACACCGCATCGGCGGCAAGCACGCACTCGACGATCAGCGCGGACAACGCCGACGGGACAATCACGATCAACGCCGATGCCGGAAACAACACGGGAACATCAAACGTATCGAAGATCCAGTTCGTTGTCGACGGCACGACCACGGCCACGGTGCTTCCGAACGAGTTCGGCATCGGTACGGCAAACCCGCTCGCGGAACTCCACGTCGAGTCCTCGGCCCCGTCAATCATCATCCGCGACAGCGACGGCGCGGCGACTGCTTACGGAGAGATCAGTTCGGACAATACGGGGCGCGTCACGATTGCTGCGGATCCGAACAACGTCGCAGGATCGTCGTCCGTTCGGCTGTCCGTAGACAACACGACGCGCATCGAGGCGACTGCCTCCGGCGCGACGATTACCGGGACATGCACGGCGACGACGTTCAGCGGTTCCGGCGCGAGCCTGACGGCGGACACGATCCCGCTTGCCTCGCTCATCGACATCGCGACGGCAGGCGGCGCGCTGCTCGGCAGGACGACCACGGGCGCGGTTCAGGAAGTGTCGAAGACGAACGTGTCGACGTGGCTCGCGCTCGGCAGCATTGCTTCCGAGACGAAGACGGATTACTACTCCGAAATCAATCAGATCGGATGCCTGACATTCGGTTGGGCGCAAGACAACAGCACAACAGAGTTTGATTTTCTGAATCTGCTTGAGACAGTCGCGATAACGTCAGGAGGAACAAGTTACTACCTGCGCCCGAAATCGGCAACTGGCGGAACGTGGACGCTGATCCGTGCCGGAACAAACACATCTGGAGACTTTACTGTTACGGACTCGCCCGGAATCACCTCAAGTACAGCGAATAATAATAATTTGACTGGAAACAACAACGGTTACTTTCTGGGCCGCTTTCTGTTCATCGCAATCAGGACTGCCTGATGCCATACGTTCCCGTCACGCTCCCGTACCGAGGCATCAACGTGGACAGCGCGTTCTCCGCGCTCCCGTCGGGCTTCACGTTCGACGCGATGAACGTCGTCCCGTACGACACCTACAAGGGAAAGTTGCGGCTCGGGCAGCGCAGACCGCTGCTCGGCGCGTTCGAGTTTAATGACACGTCACCAGCCGTCACCCGCGAGGTGCAGGCGATCGTGCGTGCCGATGCCTACGTCGGTGGCACGCTGAAGCAGCGGTGCTTCGTCATCGCAGGTGGGCAGGTGTACCTCATCGACCCCGGCAGCACCAGCCCGACCCTGCTCACGCAGACGCCGACCAAGAAACTGAAGACGACAGGGTACGTCGGGACGGCGGTGTTTGGGCAGTACCTCTACATCGCTGACGGGTTCTGCTACCGCAAGTTGGACGTGACCGCTGCGACGCCGACCGTCGTGTTGTGGGCTGGTGCCGAGCAGGACGTGAAGCCATCAAGCGGCGCAGGAAGTCCCGGAAACGAGTCAGGCAACCGTGCGAACCTGCTCGTCAGGTTCGGTGGACGCCTTGCCTTGAGCGGATGGAAAGATTCTCCTACCAACTGGTTCCTGTGCCACATCAACGACCCGGAGGACTGGAACCCAACGTCGTCTTCATCGCACGATGCCTTGGCAGGATCGTCCTCGACGCGGTTCGGGCTGGTCGGAGATCCGATCATCGCGTTGATTCCAGTCGGTGAAAGCGGGCTGATGCTCGCCACCCGGCACGGATCGACGTACCTCACGGCGGATCCGGTGGTGGACTCCGCACGGATGATAGAACTTTCTCGGACGGTCGGCGTCGTCTCCGCACGGGCTTGGTGTTCGAGCGACTCGCAGGTCATCTACATGATGTCGCAGGACGGGCTCTACCGGGTCGTACCGAACGAGTTCCAGATCACCAAGAGCGGGAGGGTGACGAGCGGGAAACTCGACTCGTACTTCCAGCGGCAGGACTTCGACGACCTGAACTGCGTTCTCGGCTACGACGCCGAGGCACAGAACATCTACTGCATGATGTCGCGCATCGACATGCCCGACACCAGCATTCACCTGCTCTACAACCAGCCGACCGACTCGTTCTGGCCGATCCAGACCGGGTGGCCCATCTTCCGCGCCCCGACATGCTGCGGCGAGTTCCCGACCGGAGAGGCTCGGGCCTCGATCCTCGCGTTCGGCAGCAGCGGCGGTTACATGGGCTGGTTCGACCGCGACCTGACATCAGGCGTGGACGGGCAGTCCGCTACCGGGTACAAGTCGGTCGGACTGAATCCGAGCAATCAGGATGCCGCGACGCAGCGGATCAACACCAGCCTCACCTTCGGACCAGTTCTCCAGCCGAATCTCGCGGAAGTGATGATGCGGGACATCCGGCTGGAAATGTCGATGGACGAGCCGCAGGAGGAGACTGCGTTCAACACCCCGCAGGTCATGCTTACCGGGCCGTTCCTGTCCGTCCGTTCCGGCGAGACGGCGGAGGACGCTATCGGGCAGAGCCTCGTCGGCGTCAACGTCATCGAGGACCCTGACTACCCGATCGTCGTCCTTCAGGGCGGCGGTCCTGCCGCATTCACCTCCGACCCGGTGGCGGGATACGACTTCGGGTTGCAGACGGGCAGCACGAACCCGTCCTTCACCAAGTACCTCGACCTGTTCTGGGAGACGCCCATTCCGGGGACGTACACGACCGCGGACACCCTGATTCAGGATCCGGGGGCGCGGACCTACACCAAGGGCCGGAACCGGGTGTACAACCAAGACACGGCGAACATCGACTGGGCCATCGAGCATACGAACGACGGGACCATGTACCGCCGGGACGAGACGCTTCCGGGCGCGACGACGCAGGCCCCGAGCGGGACGTATACCTACGACAGTTCGCAGGGAACGGCGTCCGATCTGCCGACCCTTCCGGCCAACGTCTACGCCCCGAGGTACAGGATCGGCGGGGCGATCTACTCGTCTGCCGTGGTTACGGACTTCGCGGACGAACTGCTTCCGGGCCGGAACGACTCCCTGCGGTGCAGGATCAGGGGTCAGGCCATCTATCTGCAAATCAACAGTTATGGCGTACCGTGGGCTCTTGAGCGCATGGCGGTGCTGATCGACCCGGTCAGCCATACGAACAACGTGAAGGGAACCTACTGATGGGACTGTTCAGTAACCTTTTCGGCGGCAGGAAGTCGTACACGGAGGCCATCAAGAGGATGGAGCGTGGCTACGGCGAGGCCCGCACGTTCGCCAGCACCGAGTACAAGGACCTGATCGACTCCTTCCTCAAGGAGCGCACCGCCAACGCGGAGGTCTACAGCAAGGCGTTCTCCGACACGATGACGAAGTACGCGACGGAGATGCAGCGCACCCGTCAGGAACTCGCGTCGCGTGCGGGAATCGACCTGTCGAAGTTCGAGGCGCGTGCCGCTGGTATCCGCGGAGCGTTCGGCAGGGAGATGGGCGGCGCGGTGTCGAACTACGAGAAGATGCTCGCCGCATCGCAGGCGGAGTTCCGCAAGGCCGGGGCGGAGGCGTACAAGACGCTCGAAGCGGGACGCGAATCGACGCTTGCCCTTCTTCGCCAGCAGACGGAGGCTTCCGTCGCGAAGACCACGGCATCGAGCGTACTGACCGGGCTCTCGAACACGACCTTCGGCCAGAGCGCGATCAACGCCGTGGCCGCGCAGGGAGCGTTGCAGGCCGGGGCCGTTCAGGAGCAGTACGCGCAGACCCTCTACGCGGCGCAGCAGGCGCAGGCAAACGCTCTCGCGAACATGCAGTCACAGCAGGCGCAGGGCCTCCTCGCGGCCCGCGGAGGCATGGCGCAGATGCTCGCTGGCATGGACCAGCAGACGGCGCAGGCGGCGTTCGCCTCGCAGACGGGGCTTACGGCGAACCTCGCGAACCTTCAGGCGCAGCAGGCGCAGTCGCAGTTCGGGGCGGGGCTTACTGGTTCGCAGTACCAGAGCGGACAGTACCAGCAGTACACGGCCGCCGCACAGGCGGCACGGGCGGCGGCGCTCCAGTCGCAACTCGGGTTGATGACGCGCCCGATCGAGGCACGCTACGCGGCGGAGACGCAGAAGGCGATGATGGACATGCAGGCCGGGAACCAGTTGGGCGGCGCATTGCTCGGGGCGGGAATCGGCGCCATCGCGGAGGGCGTCGGGCAGGGCGTCGGCAACATCATCTCCCCGTTCGGACAGGCATTCCAGCAGCGTTGAGGAACACACATGGCAGCCAACAGGACAGCGACAAGCGACTACGAGTTCGACGCCCCGGCAAGCAAGCCGTCCGGGTGGGATGGTTTCCTCTCCGGTGCGGCGAGGTTCAGCGCGAACTTCCTCACGGGGCTCGGTGCCGGATTGCAGTCGTACAACCCGCAGAACCCGTATGCATCGCTCGGCGCGGCCATGACTGCCGCCATGCCGGGAGTCTCCGCCGGGATCAAGCGCGAGCAGCGTGCGCTCGACGTTGCGGCTGCGCAGGAGCAGGACGAGGAGGCTTTGCTCGGTCGCGCAAAGACCCTCAAGGAAATTGAGGATTTGGGCCGTCCGACCACCATGCAGGCTGCCGCAGCCTCCATTATTCCCGGCGGGGAGGCCATTGCCCGTCCCGTGTCCGGAATCGCCGCTGGCGTCGCCAAGCCTTCCCGCGCAGTCTCGGCCCCTGAACTGTTCGACATCAAGGTTGGCGGATACCCGTCCCCGCTGCTTCCGCCGTCCATGACGGCCGCGGAGCGCGTGATGTTCATGGGAGGCTCCCGATGAGCGCGTTCCCGACGCCGGATCAGCCGACGGACTTCTCGAAGCAGGCGCCGCTCACGCTGAACGAGGGATTCGTCCGTCCGCAGGAGCAGGCGCAGGCCATCGACCCGCTCGACGACGACGAGATGATCGCGCAGTCCGCGATGGACGCGAGGGGATCACGGCAGATCGCCCCGTACGCCACGTTCGACGTGGTGCAGCAGGCGCTTGAGAACGGGTACTACACCGGGCTTGAGGCGATGGACTTCGGGACGCTACCGGACGGCACCCCTGCCGCGCTGTTCACCGACCAGAACGGGATGCGTCAGGCCGTCCGCATGGCACCGGACAGGTGGTTCGCGGCCATCCGCGAGCGTGCGGACGCCCGCGTCTCGATGGCGAAGAAGGCGCGCAACGCACGCGACGCGAAGCGGCTTCGTCCCGCGATCGCGGACATGGCGAAGGAGATCGAGGCAATCGCTCCCGGCTTCATGGAGTTTGCGGACATCGGGCTGGAGGAGAACGCCCCGCAGACCTACGCGACCGTGCAGGACGTGTACCGCCGACTTCAGGAGAAGGACGAGACGGAGTTGCGGAAGTTGCAGGCGGAACTTCAGGGCGCAATCAACGGCCGCCAGATGCAGACCATTCAGGGCTTGGCCGACAACTTCGTCCAGAACACCGTGGACGAGATGGATCTTCGCGCCGAGGGCTTCATGTCGAACCAGTCGATCCCGGAGGAGGTCCGCATGATGCGTGCGCTAGACCTCCGACGCCAGCAGGAGAGCGTGAAGCGGTTCGGATACCTCATTCCGCCTGCCTCGCAGGTTGCCCGCACCGCGAGTTTCCCGTCCTTCTACTTCTCGCAGGGCAATCCCGGTGCGCTCGACGATCTCGCGGACATGTCCGTGCAGACGCTCGGGTACGACAACCTGACGGCCATGCCGCAGCAGCAGCGCGTCCCGATGCTCATGCAGCAGGCGCAGACATTGGCCCGTAACATCGGGTGGTCGCTTCCGTTCAACGAGGCGGACATCCAGATCATGTCGCAGGTGATGACCGACAGGCTCCTGCGCCTGAACAGGCCGATCATGGCACCGACCGGGGAGAGCGAGGCCGTCGCAGGAGGTCTCGCCCGCGTCCGTGCGTCCCGTGCGGAGCAGGAACTTTCCCGGCAGGAGCGCGAGGCGAAGATCCAGTCGGAGCGAGCAAGGGGCATTTCGTCGCTCGCCTCCGCGGAGCGTGCGACGGCATCCGCCGAGCGGACGCGCATGATGACACCGTCGGAGATCGCGAAGATCGACGCCTTCACGGAGCGGATGAGCATGATGGCTCCCGCGGAGCGTGAGCGCGTCCTCGCGCAGATCGAGAAGATGCAGTCGGAGACGGAGCGCACCGAGGCGTCCACGCAGCAGACCCGTGCCGAGACGCAGATCATGCGAGGCGAGCAGCCGACCGCGCAGATCACCCGTTCGCAGGACGACGAACTCCGTTCCCGCGCATCGGAGATGGGTCTGAACGTACCGGAGGGAGTTCCGATTCTCGACTTCCTCGTCGATGAGTCAAGAAGGCTCGCGAAAGCAAGAGATCCGCAGTCGGTGGCGAAGTTGCGCGAGATTCACAGGATCGTGTACGAACTCCAGACCCGGTGAGCCATGTCATCATTCCAGACCGCGCTTGACGAAATCAGGAAGGCAGCGGAGTCCGCTGGTGCATTCGGAGGCACCAACGACATCGCATCCGCATTGTCAGATATCTCTGCCTCGATGGCATCAATCGAGCCGGGCGCCGCGCCGGGCATGGCTGCCGGGGAACAGGACCTCATGGGCATCGCCGCCCGCGAGTACGAGGACCAGTTGGTGGTCCCGAAGGTCCTGCCGATGCTCCCGGAGGCGGTTCGGTTCCCGTCGATTCAGGCCGAGCCGCAGGAGGTTGAGCGCGGCCTGCGGACGATGATGACGCAGGCGGCGCAGGCAATCGCGACGCCGGGCATGCGTGCCAAGTTCCTCGAATCCGTGCTGGACCCGCTGCTCGCGGTCACGGTCGGCACGGCTGCGCGGCCAGCCGCCCCGATGATGGCACAGGCCATTTCGCAGGCGCTTGAGCCGTCCGGGAGCGGCCTGACGGTCCAAGACCTGCGGACGGAGCAGATCGCCGCACGGGGCGCGCAGGCTGGAATGGCGGCCGGGCAGCAGGAGGGCGTCATGGGCGACATCGCCCGCGGCGTCGGGCAGAGCCTCCCGCAGTTCGCTGGCATGGCTGGCGCGGTCGTGACGGGCAACATCCCCGTGGCCGCGGCCATCGCCGCGCAGGCCGCGATCCCGCTGTCGTCCTATACGGCGGGGCAACTCGCCTACATGGACGAACTCGACGCCAAGCGGGCGCGTGAGGCGCTCGAAGGGCGCGAACTGTCGGACTTCGACATGAACGCCATGCAGCGCCGCGCCACGGCAGCGGCCGTGGTCGAGACGGGCGTGGAGGTGATCGGTGCTGCGACCGGAGCGAGGTTCGTCGGCAAGGCCGCGAAGGCCATCACGGCGACCCGTCCGGGCCGGGCGGTCGTCTCGACGCTCTCGAACGCTGGTCAGCCAGCCGTGAGCAGGATCCTCGCGTCGAAGGCCGGGCAGGCCGGGGCGCAGGCGTTCGCACGGGCCACGAACGGGACCGGGAGGATCGCCAGCGGGTTCATGGGCAACGCATCGCGGATCGTGCTTGCGTCGTCCGCGGAGGAGGGCGTGGAGGAACTGTCGTCCGCGGTCCTCCAGTCCCCGTTCACCGAGGCACCGCTGTCGAAGGACCTGACGGATGGGCTGTACTCGGCGTTCATCGGCGCGGCGGCTGGTGGCGTCGGCGGCGTCGGCGGCGTGACCGCGGCTGTCGGGCGCAAGGCGTACCTCAACAGGCAGGATGCGTTCCGCCCGGAGAGCGACGCCGAGGTCGTCATGCGGAACAGGCACGACGATGCCATGAAGGCCCGCACGAACTGGACGGAGGAACTCGACGAGACGCAGGCGGCGGAGGTGTCCGTCATCCTGAACAGCCTGAACGGGATGTCCCCGCAGGAGCGCGGGATCGCGCTTCGTGAACTGTCCGACGAGCGTGCCGACATCGAGAAGAAGGTGGACATCCTGCTGTCCTACAGGCAGGAACTCAACGCTGCGCTCGTCGGCGCACGCCAGTCGCAGGCGACCTACGAGACTGGCGCTTCCGAGCGTGCGGCAAAGGAAACGCTCGTTTCCGAGACGCAGGCCGCGCTCGACAAGGCGAACGCCGACTATCAGGCCGCACGCGACGCGCTCGCGGAGATGGAACTCGCGGCCGATACGGCTCGCCCGGCGCGTGTTGCCCGTCCCGGAAGGAAGGTCGTCACGGTCGAGGATCGCCAGCAAGCGGTGACCGATGCGCAGAAGATGGCCACGGACGCGAAAGCCGCGCTCGACGCCGCGACCAAGGACGCGCTCGCAGCAGAGGGACTTGAGATCGCTCCGGGTCTGCGGATCGACCCTTCGAGTACGGTCGAGTCGCTCAATCAGGAGATCGGGCAGGTTGACGCGGAACTGCGTCTTGCCGTCACGGACAGCATGCTCGCAGGCGCGAAGTACGCCGCTGCCCGCGAGAAGATCGCGGACATGCCGATGGAGTTCAGGCAGCAGGAGCCCGTGCAGGTCCTCGACGCGGTCGGCAAGGCGTCAGGTGTGCAGATCGCGGAGGCAAAGGCCCCGAAGCGCGGAGGCCGCATCACGAAGGAACTTGAGGCGCTCGGCATCCGTGCCGTGTGGTTCCGCGCCCCGAATGGCAAGTTCGGCAGTCCCGCGTTCCACAGCATGGAGTCACGGGGCGTCGTTTACCTGAACGCGGACGCTGACATGTCGCAGGTCCGCGCCAAGGCGCTGCATGAGGTGTTCCACGACATCCAGATGTTCCGCCCGGAGATCGCGAAGGCGTATGCCGACCGCGTCGGCGTCGCTCCCGTGTATGCGGCCGGGGCGCAGTATGCGCGTGGCCGTGCGGAGTCCGCGCAGAAGGCGCGCCTCGACGCGCTTGCCCGCATACAGGACGCCGCGCTCCGCGCCGGGGTCGAGTTGCCGCAGGCAGCGGGACGCGCTGGCGCTGCACGCCTTGAGCAGGAGGGTCAGGCGGAGGTGTTCGGCGCGACCGCCGCCCGCGTGACCGGGCGCGGGATCATCAACCCATTCGTGCAGTTCGCTGCCCGGCGCGGGCTCATGGGCCGCGATGTTGCCGCCGCTATGGCGGTCATCGACACGATGGCTCGCGCCGCCGCGGTCGAGCGCGTTCAGGGCGTGAAGCCAGTCGCGACGCTGTCCCCGCTCGCGAGGACGCTGCTCTGGTCGGAGGACATGGCGCTCGATATCGCATCGGAGATCGAGCAGGCTTCCGGCATGCCGCTCGCCGCGGAGCGTCCCGCCCCGGCAAAGCCAGCGCCCGGCGTGTCGATGGCCCGCGCCTCCGACGCCGACTACCTCGCGGCGGTCGAGCGCAACGACATGGCGACGGCGCAGCGCATGGTGGACGAGGCGGCGATGGAGGCTGGATACACAGTTCGCGCGAAGCACGGTTCGCAAATTGCTGGTCTCACCAAATTTGATTTGACCCAGCGGCGGTTTGACCGATCCGAACGTGGCGTTGCGTGGTTTAGCGATAACGACAACACCGTCGGCAGATACGCACATACTGGCAATTACATTAATGTTCAACGGTTTATTGACACACTACAGGAAGACATGAAATCACCGCCACAAGGCGGCGTGTATTTGCAAGACGAAAACGGCAAACAAGTTGGGCCATTTTATTCGTACAGCGTGGCGTCAGATAGATTGGGCGTGTTTTACATTCCCAATGATTCAGAGTTTGAACCGGGCTATTACGCATACACGCTTGGTACTGGAGATCCTGATGTTCACATCGGAATGACTCCAGACGAAGCCGTTTCCGGGTTGCGAAATTTTGTTGCCAATCAAACAAGCATGAGGCCGCCAGTAACAATGGCGGATGTCATTTACGACTCGTATTTGAAGTTGGAAAATCCGCTTGTTGTTGACATGGAAGGCAAGCAGAAGACCGAGCCGTGGAGCGAGTTGGTCGAACGCGCAAAGGCAGAGGGTCGAGATGGCATCATTGTCAAAAATGTCATTGACATTCCCGGTTCGCTGTTTGGATCCATGCCAGAGAACATCGAAGACTTCGCGGGAACTGTTTATGGAGTCTTCAGCCCAGAGCAAATCAAGTCCGCCGACCCCGTCACCCGCGACGAGCAGGGCAACGTCGTCCCGCTGTCCAAGCGGTTCGACGTTACTACGCCGCTCATCTCGTTCTCCCGCGAAGGCGATGCCGAAGCGGCCAGCCTGCGCGAACAGATCGCCGTCCTTCAGCGCCAGATCCGCGACGTGCAGAACGTCACCGCGGCGCAGCGCACCAATGCCATCCGCGAGGTTCGTATCCTCGAACGCCGCCTGCTGACCGCGGAGCGCGTTGCGGAGCAGAAGACGTTGCAGGCGACCCGCGCCAAGATGCGCGTGGAACTGGAGCGCGAGGCGGCGAAGGAGGACATGGCCACTGCCGACGCGCAGATCGCCAAGTTGCAGACCCGGCTCGATGCGGCGAAGGCATCCGTGCAGTCGCTCAAGCAGGAAGTGTCGTCGCTTCGTCGCGGCGAGAATCTTGAGCAGCGACTTGCGGATGCGGAGGAGACGGCGCAGCGTGCCATCGACTTCGCGTATGCCATCGGTCGGCGCGAGGGCTTGGTGGCCGGGCAGGTCGAGGGCCAGAGGCAGGAGCGCCGCGTCGTTCGCAAACTGTCCGAGCGGCTCGCCACCGTCGAGGAGCGGCTGGACAAGGCCGTGCCTGCCCTGCGCGAGGCGAGGACGCAGATCAAGCAGGACGCGGCCGCTGCGCAGCGTGCGATCGACTTCGCATACGGGATGGGGCTGGCGAAGGGCCGCGTTCAGGGCGTGATGGAAGGCCGTCGGCAGGTCCTCAAGAAGATGGCGCAGCGCGAGGACACGCTCCAGCGACAGTTGTTCGAGTTGCGAGAGATATCGCGGATGCGCGCCGACCAGAAGGAGCAGGTCGCGGACGCCATCAGGCGCATCGCCACCGATGCCGTGCGGATGCTGCCCGAGCGCCTGCGCGGCCCGCTTGCCGTGCGCGTCGCCAACGCCAAGACGCTGGCGCAGGCGAACAGGGTGGCTGTCGAGGCCGTGAAGGTCGCCGCGAACAACGAGATCGCGCAGTCCATCGAGGCGATCAGGAAGTTGCGCAAGACGCTGAACAAGCGCGGCATGACGTACTCGGCCCGGACAGGCATCGGGTCGCTGCTCGATCAGGCAGAGGATGGGCTGCGTACCGCGACCGGGCGACGCCTTCGCGCCGCCGTGCAGGTGCAGCGCGGCGCTGCTCCTGCGCTCGTCAATGCGGTCGAGGTGTATGCGGCGGTCGTGAACGCTTCCGCGCTCGTCGAGCAGGCCGTCCTGCGGTATCAGGTGGACAGGCAGCAGTACCTCGCGCAGCGTGCCGCCCGCATCGCCCGCTACGACGCGCTTCGTCAGGGACTTGTCCAGAACATGGCCGGGCGACCGACGCTTGCGGAGTCGGAGCGCGCAGACAGGGCCGCGACGATCCCGTTCTACCGCCGCGTCAGCCGTGCGAACAGCGACATCTACACGATGATGCTCGAACTGGAGGGAACGGACGCCGGGGTAATCAACGACCTGCTCTCGGCAGCGCAGGCAGGGAAGGGCGAGTCGTCGCTTGAGCATGCGTCCATCCTTCGGCAGGTCGTCCCGGTTCTTCAGGCGGCCGGGTACGAGGACATCAACGACTACGCGCTGAAGAACGGCCTGCTCGGAGACGCATCCGCGAACCTCCGCACGGTGCAGATGGGCGGTCAGGACGTGACGCTCCCGGTCGGGACGATCCTGTCGATCGCCGCGATGGACGACGAGACGCTAGCGCTGTTCCCGGACAAGCCGGGCGTCGTCGGTCAGGGGGTCACGTTCGCCGGGGCCACGACCACGAAGGTCTTCTACCCGTCGCGTCAGGACATCGAGGCAATCCGGTCGAGTCTTTCCGCGGAGGAGCGGGGGATCGTGACCGCCATGAAGGGCGTCCTCGAAACGCAGATCCGCGACCGCGTGATGGATGCGGTGTTCGCGGTCGAGGGCGACCAGCCCCCGGTGGTGCAGAACTACTGGCCACGCGTGCGGCAGTCGAGGCAGAAGTCTGACGCGAGCATCCTGAACGCGAGCGCCGGGAACCTCGTCCGCGGCGCGCTCACGAACGTCGGGTTCGCGCAGGCGCGCACTGGCGGGTCGGAGCCGCTCATCTACCGCGACGCCTTCCAGACTTGGGAGCGCCACGTTCAGGTTGCGCTCGACATGATCCACATGGCGCAGCCGTACCGCGACGCGGCCACGGTCCTGACCGATCCGGCGGTCGTCTCCGGGATCGACAGGCAGTTCGGTGAGGGGACGGCGGAGCGAGTCCTCGCCGTGTTCTCGAACGGCGTCGGTGCCACCGCCCGCAGCAACCCGACGATCATCGACAAGTTGACGAACAACGTGACCGGAGCGGTCCTCGCGCTGCGTCCGCGGACGCTCGCGAAGGTCCTGATCGGCGGCCAGTTGCGCCTCGCGAGCGAGATCCCGCTCGGGTACTGGTCGAAGGGAGTCGCCCGTGCCGCGTCGCGCCTGCGCAGTCCGGCGGCGTGGGACGCCCGCGTCGAGGAGATCCACTCCGTCAACGGGTACTTCAGCAGACGCCACCAGTTGCACATGCGCTCGATCATCAGCGGGTCGCTGTCGGACTCCGACCGCGTGACGCTCTCGACGGCATGGCAGTCGATGATCGACTCCTTCCGTGCGGCAGGGCAGAACCTCGCCGCGGCGCAGTTGACTGATGCGGCCGGGCGTTTCAAGGACGCGAGCAACGGCGCGAACATGATGATCGCCTCGGTGGTGGACATGCTCCGTTACATGGACGAGCAGATCATGCTCGCCGCGGTCGAGGCCCGTCTCGCGGAGATCGAGGACGAGGGGGTGCTGACCGGGCAGGACGCGCTGCGCGAGGCCGCGCTCCGCGCCGAGCGCGACTTCCGCAGGACGCAGAACGCGAGCGACGAGTTTGACGACAGCCTGTTGTCCGCGCACAATCGCGTCAAGGGCGCGTCCGGGTGGCGCATCTTCTTCCCGTTCAGCAGCGACCCGGTCAAGGCACGCAACCAGATCCGGCGGGCCTACCTGTCGGGCGAGAGGCGGCTGGAGACGGGGCTTGCCATCGGCTCGAACATGGCGGCCAGCACGATCATCGGTGCCGCGTCGACAGCAACCGTCGGGTACATGGTGTCTGTCCTCGCCGGGCTTCTCGGCGGAGACGGCCCGAGCGACGAGGAGGAGAAGAAGGCGATGGAGGAGGCCAAGCGCCTGCCCGTCGCGGTCGCGAACGAGGCCATGTCGTCCTCGCTCGGCTACCTCGGAATCGTCCTCGGATGGGTGACGAGCGCGTTCCAGTACCGCCGTGCGCCGTTCACGCCCATTGCCGTTCGTCCGCTGGAGCAGGTCGTGCGCGAGACGACCGGGCCGAAGCCGATTCCCGAGCGCGTGGTGGCCGCGATGCTCGCCGCCTCGCAGTTCGCCGGGTTCCCGATGTACGGGCTGTACCAGTTCGTGCGCGACTTCTTCCCGAAGCCGCATTCCGAGCGCGAGTCGCAGACTCCTGCCGAGCGCCTGCGCGAGCGCATGACGCCAGAGGCGGTACGCGAGCGCATCAGGCGGCGCATGGAGCAGTTGCGGCCCTAGGCGGCAGCCCGCTTCTTCCACACGGCGACGTGGTTTCGGATCGACTTGTCCGCGAGTTCCGCCGATAGGGAGTTCTTCGGGCGGACGCCCGTGGTCGCCCATTTCGCGAACCAGCCTTCCCATATCCGCAGCGCCTCGCGGCCCGTAAGTCCCTTGTTGCAGAGGACCCGCATCACGTCGGTCAGTTCCTCGACGATCGCCTTGTGCGCCATGTCCCGTGCGTCGGCCATGACCTGCTCGGCGCTGACCGCCTTGCGGGTTCCGTCGAGTTCACGGGCGAACAGGTCGCCGCTCCTCGCCCGTTCGAGCCGGGTCGCGATGGTCGGGTTGGACCGTGCGATCCTGTCGAGTTGGTCGGTCGGAGGCTTCCAGTCGAACTCCTCCACCACCTCCCCCCGCTTGCGGGGGGTAGGGGGGTTGTTTGTGGTTGTGGTTGTGGTTGTAGTGGGCATGCTTGACGCATGCTCGTCGCATTCGTCCGGCATGCTCGGAGCATCGCGCTTGCCCTTCCATCTGCTCTTGGCGGCGACGGTCGCACGCTCGGAAGCCCTTGCCCTGCGGTCGGTTGCGCTGTTTCGCTCCTGTTCGAGGCGCGGATGGGACAGCATCCCGTCCTTTTCGAGGACGAAACGGGCGCGAAGAACGGCCCAGTCCTCGCTGGTGATGTCGCACCGGGTCATGCGTGCGCATGTCTCTCGGTTGTCAGGAATGCCGCCGTTCGTCCACGCATACATGAGCAGTTGGGTGTACGCCCACCCCTGCACCGCGGTCAGGGTGGCGGTGCTGACGAGAAAGTCGGTCGGATACATCGAGAACCACGGAAGATTCGGCATGGAGCCTCCAATAAACCGGGGTGGCGCGGGGAGCAGGTGCAAGCGTACCCGCGCCACGCCCGGCATCAGGATGTCGAGAGGGTTGCACCTGCTCTCGGGCGGGAATCATACAGCCATTCCTTGACAGGTCAAGCGGCGGGTGTATATTTCCTCCGCCACATGTCGGACGGTCTGCCGACTGCTGGCTTTCCTTGCCCCCGGAAGCAGCACCCGTGCATCCAAACGCCGGGTGCTGTTCTTTCCTTGATGGTCGGACTGTAGGGTGTGGTGCCATGAAGACCTCATGGTCCGTGACAGCAGCGGCTCGAAACATCCACATCGTTGACCTCAAGGCCGACAGTGTCACGGACTCATGGGTCTTCCTGCTCCGAGGGGACGCACATCACGACAACCCGCTGTCGAATCACGAACTTGAGCGCAAGCACCTCGACAGGATCCAGAAGATCGGCGGCGGGTGGATCGACGTAGGCGACTTGTTCTGCGTGATGGGCGGCAGGGCGGATCCGCGGCGCAGCCGCGTCGGAGTCCGCGAGGAGGACGCCACCGCGCCAGACTACTTCGACTCGGTGGTCAAGCATGCGGCGGAGTTCTACGCCCCCTACGCGAAGTCATGCGTCGTGATCGGGCGCGGCAATCACGAAACCGCGATCCTCAAGAATCAGGAGACGGACCTGACCGAGCGGCTGTGCGAGCGCATGAGCCACCTGTCGAGCCATCGCGTGTATCCCGGAGGCTACGGCGGGTGGGTTCTGTTCCGCTGCGCGGTCGGGACGCACAGGTACTCCATGAACCTGAAGTATTTCCACGGCAGCGGCGGTGCCGCGCTCATGTCGTTCGACACCCTCAAGGTGCGGCGGCAGGCGGCGGTCATCCCGGACGCGGATGTCGTCGTGCAGGGACACGTCCACAAGCAGTGGGTCATGCCGCTTGCGAGGGAGAGGATCGTCTGCGACAAGGGCGGTCCCCGCGTCGTCCACGACATCCAGCACCACGTCCGGGTCGGGACGTACAAGGACGAGTTCGCGGACGGCTACATGGGGTTCCACGTCGAGCAGGGGCGCACCCCGGAGATCATCGGCGCGGTCGAGATGAAGTTGTCGCTTCACTGCAACATCGTGAACAAGCAGACCCGCTACCAGTTGAGGCCCGAGTTCTTCCCGGCGCACTGACATGCGCGTCAAACTCAACAACAAGTGGTGGAACCTGCGCTTCGTCCCGCAGTTGAGGGACTACGGCGACATGGTCGATCCGGGCAAGGCGGAAGGCCGCCGCATCCGCATCGGGACATGGCAGGGCGATGAGGAGATGCTGGACACCCTTATCCACGAATTGCTGCATTGCATCGAGCCTTCGTGGACCGAGGAGAAAGTGACCGAGGCCAGCAAGGAGATGAGCAGGGTGCTGTGGCGATGCGGCTACAGGCGCACCCCCGAAAAATAAACTTGCCATTTTCCTGCCGACGCCCTTGACGGGCGTGAATGACTATCTACCATACACCGCGCACGGCAATTCCGCCGCGCACAACTGGAGCCTGCACATGAAGATCCTGAAAGGCATTCCCGAGAGGGAGTACCACGCTTGGAACCTGATGAGCGCGTCCGCGCTCAAGACGCTCGACAAGTCCACGCCGCTGCACCTGCTTGCCGACCGCGAGAACGACGAGGACACCCCTGCGTTCCGCATCGGCCGCGCCCTGCACAGCCTGCTGCTGACCCCGGCCGCGTACGAACTCGACTTCGTCACCGCCCCGGACTGCGACCGCCGCACCAAGGCTGGCAAGGAGGAGTTCGAGAAGTTCAAGGAGGTCGCGGAGGGTCGCACCATCCTCACGAAGGACGAGTCGAACCTCGTCGAGGAGATGCGCGGCGGAGTCATGTCCAACCAGTCCGCACGACAACTGCTTGCCGCCTGCGGAGACAACGTCGAGATCACGCTCAAGGGCGAGATGTTCGGAATCCCGATGAAGGCCCGCATCGACGGCTGGATCGAGTCCACCGGGACGATCATCGACATCAAATCCACTGGCGGGCTGGCCTCGCCGCAAGCATGTGCGAAGGCTGCATGGGACTTCGGGTACTGGACGCAATTCGCCTTCTACCGGGAGGCGCTGCGCCTCGCAGGGCATGAAGTGTCGAGCGTGGTGCTGATCTTCGTGGAGAAGAACCCGCCTCACGCCTGCTCCTGCGTCGCCCTGAACTCCGAGGACCTCGACATCGCGGACGCTCGCCTCGTCGCTCTATCCGACTTATACCGTCGATTCATGGACGAGCCGGGACGCGGATGGAGCGAGGACATCGTGGAGATCCGCATTCCCGCCTACGCCAAGACCGAACTTCTCGCCCCTACTGGAGACTGAACCAATGAAGCGCACCGATACCGTCGGAGAACTGGCTGCGGCGCTCGCCAAGGCCAATCTGGAAATCCGCAACGCGGAACTCGACCGCATCAACCCGCATTTCAAGAACCGCTACGCCACGCTCGGCAGCATCCTGAACGCCGTGCGCGTCCCCCTCGCCAAGCACGGGATCGCAACGGTGCAGACCGTGAGCATGCAGGAGGGGATGGTGACGGTCACGACCTCGCTGATCCACTCGTCGGGCCAGTGCATCGAGGACACGGCCATGTTCCCGCTGCCCGACAAGGCGACCGTGCAGCAGATGGGCAGCGCCATCACCTACCTGCGCCGCTACGCGCTGGCCGCGATCTGCGGCATCGTGGGCGACGAGGACGATGACGGAGAGAACGACCGGACGCAGCGCACCGAGCCGCGCCGGGAGACGTTCAAGCCGCAGGAGGCACGCGGTTCCGCGCCAGTGGCCGAGCGCCCCGCGCCCAAGCAGGTCGCTCCGGCCCCGAGGCAGGAGTCCGTCGCTGCTGCCGAAGGTGAGTGGATCGAGGTCGTGCCGAAGTTCATCGACGAGGGCGTCGCCGGGAAGAACCAGTCCCCGTACGTCAAGATCAAGGACTCGAACGGTGACTCGTTCTTCGTGTGGGACACCGCGCTGTTCGGCGTCGTGAAGGCATCGAAGGGTGCGCCCCTGTGGGTCATCACCGAGGCGTCCAAGAAGGAGGGCGCGCCGCCCCGCATCGTGCAGGTGCGGACATCGCCACCGGCGGAGCCGGGTTCGATCCCCTCGCTCGATGACGACGGGATTCCGTTTTGAGCAGGCCGAAGGCAAAGGCTCGCACCTGCCCGGTCACCGGGTACTCATGCAACTATGCGTACAAGCATGCCCGGTGCAGGTGCGAGCAATGCGTGGACGCGCTCCGCGAAAGGTGCTACACGACGATCCAGCGGGCGCTCCTCCGCGCCCATGCGTCGAAGCGTGTGTCGAACAAGAACACGAAGCGGTGCATGTTCCCCGAGAACAAGCCGTACACGGGATACCAGTACGGGTGCCGATGCCTCCGCTGCGCGGCGGGTCAGGCTGCGGCGGTCGCAAGGTACAGGAAACGCCGAAAGGAGAGGCAGCAGCATGGAAGCGCACAAGGACGGAACGACGTGTGAGCATGGAGCATGCGATGACGAGTCGAGGTGCAGCGCGTGTCGCACGAAGTACGCGGATGACATTCTCGTTAGGCTTGCGGCGGTCGATTCGATATCGCAGCGTGACCGAGCGACGATCAGGGATGCCATGTCCACGATTGCCGATCTCCGGGAAGCAGATGCCAGCATGAGGAGGCGGCTGTCGGAGTATGCGATGCGGGAACTGTCCCGCCTCGACGAGGGTGAAGCGCCGGATTCGGAGATCGCCCGTCTCCGCGCCGAGCGCGACGAGGCGAACAAGGCGCTCGCCGTGTACCGGGAGTTCATCGGGGACGAGATGATGGAGGCCGCGAAGCGACGGGCTGGCCGTGGCTGACAAGGGAACCCCGATGCCCGTCGAGGCCGTGCTTCGGATACGGGCGGCGGTCATGCAGGGCATGAAATACAGGCAGGTGTCCGAGATGTTCGGATGCACCAAGACGACGGTATCGAACATCCACCTTCGGAGGACGCATGCACGGATCGCAGACGACGGAACTCTTGTTGGCCCGCCTCGCACGGGCGGCGCGGAACGACGATCTCGCGGCGGAGGCGGAGACGACGATCCGCAGGCTGCTGCTCGACCTGACGAAGGAGTCGGCCGCGGCCGACCTGCTCGCCCAACGGAACGCCGCTCTCGTCACCGAGATCGACTCGCTGCGGCAGTTGGTGGAGTATCGGGGGACTGGCTGATGGAACGCAAGAAGGGACGTTGGCATCGGCGGCACCGAGCGGTGTGGCTCGACGCCGACCTGATGGAACTGGTGGACGCGGCGGCCAAGAGGAACTGGCTGTCGATTCGTGAGCAGGTCGAACTGCTCGTCGCGCTCGGTCTTTCGCAGGATGCGGACCAAGTCAGTGCCAAGGGAGGCAAGCAAGGTGCAATACAGCAAGAAGGAACTTGAAGAGAACCTCCAGTTGCAGATGCGACTGCGGTTCAGGTCGGAGGAGAGGGAGTCGCAAGCCCACTCGGTCGCGGCCGCGCTCGACGAGGTGCTTACGCTCCTCCTCATGGCGCTCGCACAGGCGGCGGAGACTCCGAGAGGGATGCAGGCTCGTCGTGCGAGGAGGCTCCTCGCGAACTTCAAGAATTACAGGCTCGACGCACTCGACGGCAAGAGCGTGTGTCGCAACACCAAGAAAGTGATGGAGGCCGATGAAACCGCGTTGGAACATACGGATCGACTGGTTCGTTGACGATCAGCGGGTGCTGCACGGCGTCTCGGAGTTCGACGCCGACCAAGCATGCCCGGAGGTGCGGGCGTTCTTCGTGGCCCGCGCCCTTCAGGAGACGAACCGCAAGGGCATGGCCGCGCTCGCGAGGATCGCGGATACATGGGAGTGGAGGCAGACGACGATCACTCTCATAAGTGACCAGCGGACTAGGTCAATCACGGTGAAGGACACCAAGATGGCGATGTCCGAGAAGGAGGCAACGGAATGCACCGAACGGATCATGGAATGGCTGGACGCGGACGAGACGACGGAACTGCTGACGGCCTGACCCTGACGCTGCCGCCGCCGACGATGCCGGGTGCGAACTCCCGCTGCCATTGGCGGGTGAGGCACAAGGCTGCGCGACACGACCGCTACGTTGCGGCGACGCTCGCGCTCGCGGAGATGCGGAAGTCCGCGTCGTGGCAGCGCATGGAGGGAGCCTCCCTGACCGTGACATGGCGCGGTCGGGGAAGGCTCCCCGATCCCGACAACATCGGCGGGCGCACCAAGGCGTACATCGACGGCCTGACCGACGCCGGAGTGTGGGCCGACGACTCGGTGGTGCGGTCGATCACCTTCCGCACCGAGCGGGCGGAGCGCATGTGCGACCGCTGCGTCATCATCGAGGCGAGGCGAACATGAGGCCGAGGTACGAGACTCCCTACGACCGCGTGCAGCAGCGGCGGGCAATCTCCGCCTTCTGCGAGGCGTTCAGGTGCGAGGCGACGGCCACCCCGGAACTGGCCGCATGGGACTACGACATCGTGCGGGACGGCAGGACCGTCGCCGTGGTCGAGGTCAAGTGCCGCCTCTGCAAGCACGACACCTACCCGACCTACATGATCGGGCTTCGCAAGATGGAGCGACTCCGGGAGGCCGCGTCCGATGGTGTCGCCGCCATCCTGCTCGTCGCGTGGCAGGACCGGATGGGGTTCGTCCACGCGGACACGGCCATCTCGACCGGGATGAAGGCGCACGGCGGGCGCACCGACCGGGGCGACCCGCTCGATACCGAGGTCGTGCTGCACATACCGATTGATAGGTTCAGGATGGTCTGATGCCCTGCTCGTACCCCAAGAACACCGTTCTCGTCTCGTACCGGAAGGGCTGTCGCTGCGACAGGTGCAGGTCGGGATATGCCGAGAGGCACCGCCAGTATTCGCGCTCGTACGTCGAGCGTCACCGGGAACGCAGGAGGGAATCCGTACGCCGATGGCAGGAGGCAAACGTCGAGAGGCACCGCCTGAACAGGCGGGCAAGTCAAGCCAAGCGGCGGGCAGCGGTACGGGGATCGGCTGCGAAGGAGGCGGTCGCCACGCTCGTTGCCGCCATCTACCGGGCATGCCCGCCGGGGCATGAGGTCGATCACATCCTGCCCCTGTCGAGGGGCGGGAAACACTGCCCGTCGAACCTCCAATACCTGACCCGCGAGGAGAACATGCGCAAGGGTGCGCGTGTCGGGCATGTCCCGCCGCCGGGGACGGTCATCGACTGGCGGTCAGTTCTCGGAAAGTAAATCTCCACTTGTAAGAAACTCTTACACGTTCTCCTTTCCGCTGACGGGGTAGCGTCCGGTCGCCGAAACGCATACGGATCGGTTGACCGATATCGGTCAATCCGGATCGTGTACGAGCCATCGACAGGTCCGGATAAGCGGTACGAAAGTGCCACACTTTTCGACAAGTGTGGTGTTCTCGCTCCGCACCCGTGCCGACCGACATTTCCGCACATGGAACAGCGCACGGCTTCGCCTATGCCTGTTCCTTGGCGGCATGCTCTCCCTACACCAATGGTTGCGCCGCACCGGGCCGTCCCTCGCGGGCTTTCTGCCGATGCCCATGCGGGTGTTAGGCCCTCCGACGAGCCGCAGTCCCGCGCCTCCGCGCCAGTAGGGTACACGGCTGCCCCCCGAATGAAACACCCCCCGCCTCTGCCGGGGCGGGGGGCGCGAACTGGAGACTCTGCCAAGAGTCACCGGAGAGTTTACACGGGGTCGATCACGAACGGCACCGACTCGCCGTTCACGCGCAGCGTACCCCTGATCCGGGCGCGCCGTTCGCGGGGAGGCGGTGGCGGCGGTTCCGGGGCGGCGGCAGGAGGCACGACGATCACGCGCTCCGCTGCCTGTCGCTCCTCGCGCACCTGCACGGGGTCCCACGGTGGGCTGTAGCCGGGGAAGCGATGCCACCCCGACCCGACCCACCCGTTCGCCGTCCGCACTGCGGAGCCGCCGTCCCACACGAACCCGCCCGGAATCTCTAGGAGCATGTCGCCGTGCGCCGACGCGCACAGGAACAGGGGGATGAGGTATCTCACATCTCCACCTCCGTATTCCCGTGAACGTCGCGGAAGGTTGCCTCCGCCTGTTCGTATGCGTCGGCTGCTCGCATGTACGAGGCTTCGTCATCGGGGTCGGCGCGGAACAGTTCGTACGCCGCATGGCGCAGGGCGTTCGATGCCGACGAGTCGATGAACTGCGTCAGCACGACGGGGGTGATGCGTGGATTCTTGAGCCAGTCGGTCACGGTCATCGTCTTCAGGTCGCGCATGGTGTCTCCTTCAGTTGGTGAGGTTATTCGCGTTCATGAACGCACGGTGCGCATCGCCTGATTCGTCGCTCATGGTCATCTTCTCGATGATGCACCCGGTAAGCATGTGTCCGACATGGACGAGGTGAAACGGGATTCCCGTCTCTCCCCGCAGGATGGCGGATATCCCGTCTCGCACCGTCTCGATGAGCAGGTCGTTGTCGTACTCGTCGGGATGCTCGACCGCGACTAGATCACGCGCAACGATAACGGCACGGGCAACGGAGCGGGCGAGGGATGCGCCGATGCACCCGGTCGAGTCGGAATCGTTGAACGTGACGGTGACTCCCGCGTTCGGCGCGTTCGGGTCGGTCACGGTCATCGTCCCGTCCCTCTTGATGCTGACGAGCAGCCGGATGTTGGTGTCGGTCGTGAGGTCGATGTAGGTGGTGTCGTACATGGCAGTCTCCGGTTAGGCGTTGTCGTGACGGGGGCAGTCGGAGTCTCCGCACTGGGATTCTCCGGGTTCGCAGTCGCGCCCGCAGTGCGGGCAGTCGCAGTCTTCAATCTCTTCCGCCGAAATGATCTCGTAATCCCCGAGCATTGGATTGTCAAAGACACCATCGGCGACCTCGCCCCATTCGATGGCGGCAAGTGACGGCGGAACACTTCCGCCCTGTGACGACATTTCTAGTTGGTGTTGCAGTTGTCCACTTGCATCGTCGGAATCCACGGCTTCGATCAGTGCCTCGGCCTGAAGTCGGACGGTTCGGATTACGATGACGCGGTGTAGTTTGTTGTGTGGCATGGCAGTGTCTCCAGTTGCGCCGGGGTTCCGGCTATGTGTGTGTGTAGCGTATCAACCAATCGGTGCGGTGTCAAGCGATGCGCTTCCGAATACGGCGAGGTGGCGGTCGCGCTTCGCGTTCTCGTACCCGGTGATGACGGCGTGGATCAGGTCGTACAGGGCGGGCTTGCTGACGTACCCGGAGGTGACGGACTCGCATCCGCCCGATGGGTGTACGCGCTGAAGTTTCCAACCGCCGTATGCGCCTTGCAAGCAGTACGCGCCGGGTGTGTTCGGTTCGTGCGGCATCTCGGCGGTGTCATTGAGGCGGCGGACAGCGGCGTAAAGGTCGGACTCGGTGATTCGTCGGGGCATGGCAGTGTTCTCCAGTTGGTGGTGCGGGTCAGAGGCCGCAACGCGCGGCGCAGGAATCTTCGTACATCCGGTCGAGGTCGAACCCGCCATCGGCGGGCGCGGCGGCGGCGACCAGTTCGTCCACCCGTGCGGGGTTCGCGGTCAGTACGCGCCGGGTAGTGCGGCACCACGCGATGCGGTCGCCGCGGCGGACGCGGGTGCCGTCCGCCGCCTTTCCGGGGTAGCGGGCGACGATGACGGTAACGGTGGGCAGGGTCATGGCAGGTTCTCCAGTTGGGGTGCGGTCAGCGAGACAGTTCGGACAGTGCCAGTTCCTCGACGCGCCGATCCTCGTCGCGCCGCTGCATGGAGTTGGCGATGCGCTCCAGTGCAAGCGCAACGCGGGCGGGGTCGGGTTCAACGAACGGAACGCGGGTAGCCGCATCCTCGTACTCCATGTCGTCGTTGTGTTCCTCTTCCATGCGGTCGCAGATGTCGCTCACGGTCACGATGAGGACGGCCATCGGCTCGTCGGGCGGCAGCATTCGGTCGAGGTCGGCGGTCAGTTCGGCACGGGTGCAGAATCGAATCATGGCAGTCTCCAGTTTGGGGGTGCGGGTCAGCGGGTGATGCACTCGACGTAATCAGGTGCGAACGGGTCGAACACTTCCCACGCGTCCCCGGTCCATCGTGCATCGAGGTTCTGAATCAGTCCGGCATCTTGGTCGTAGCAGTAGAGGTCGAGCGTGAAACCCGGCGCGATGTCCTCGCTGATGTCGCGCAGTTCCGGCTGTAGGTCGATCAAGTCAGCATCCTCATGCCACCGGGCGGAGTTGACGGTGAGCGCACCGCTCTCGTCCCGGCGCATCCCGGCTTCGATCACGGCGCTACGTTTGCCAAGCCAACTACGGGCGGCCCTGCGGACGGCGGCGGCATCGTGGCGGTCGAACTTTCGTACAGTCGTGGCAGTCATGGCAGTTCTCCAGTTTGGGGTGCGGTTAGATCACGTTGTCCTGAACGCGGACGTTGTAGTCGCCCGCATCCATGCAATACTCCTGCATGAAGCACAGCGCATCGTCGTGCGAGTTGGTGCGGTACACCACGCGATCCTCGCCGTAGGTACTGCGGACGATTACCCAATAGGCGGCGCGGTTGTTGCGGGTACGGGGCTTGTCGCTGATGTAGTGCGGCATGGCAGGTTCTCCAGTTGTTGCGCCGGGTTGTCCGGCTAGGTGTGCGTGTAGTGTATCGACAATTCGGGAAGGTGTCAAGAGCAAATCCCGGAATATTTCCAAGAAAGTTGTAAGTCACTGTTCTGTAAAGGTTTGCGGCAGTTCCGCCATCGCATCGGAAAGCGTCCGATAACGCGGTCCCATCCCTTCGTCGATCACCGCGTCCCGCATGGCATCGGGGTACGGGTGGCCGATGGCGGTGGCGAGGATGCGCGCCATCCCGTCCTCCGCTGCGGTCAGTTCGGCACGGGCGCGCATGATCCGGCGGTAGGTGCGGGCGTAGCGCGCTTCCAGTTGCGGCATGGTCGGTCGGCTTGGCATGGCAGTCTCCGGTAGGTGGCGATGGGTGGCACGGTGCCGCCCGTTCGCCCCCCGATGCAAGCGCACCGGGAGGACGACGGGGGGTACCGCGTTATTCGGCGGTCCCGTACTCCGCGCCCGTCACCGGGCAAGCGTCGGACGGGGGGTAGGGGGTGAACGTCACCGCCGGGACGGGGCGCACTGGGGGCAGCGCGTCCGCCATCGGCGTAGCGGGGCCGTATGACTCATAACAGAATGGGTCCGCCATGTCGAACCGGGCGACGATGGACCCGGCACCGATGCGCCCGCCCGTATGGGGGTTGCCGACGCGCTCGACGGTCACGATGTCGCGCCCGTCTACGTTGCGGATGCTGACGCGCACCCCACCTTCGGCGGTCAGAACTTCGGCGGCGATGCCCGTGGAACGGTGGCCCCGTGCGGTGGCGATGGTGCGGCGGGCGGACGTTGGGATGCGGGCGTAGTAGTGGCTCATGGCGATGGCTCCAGTTAGGGGTGCGGTTAGCGGGTGCGGGTGGACGGGGTGGCGGTGACGCGCTCGACCCGTGCGCCAGTTAGACCGGACGCAACGCGGGCGGCGGCGCGGTGGGACTTGAACCGGAACGCATGGGCGCGGGGGCCGTGTTCCGGGCCGGACTTGCGCGGGCAGGTGCCGTCGCGGTAGACGGTGCCGTCCGAATAGCGCAGGGCGTACCCGGGCGGGGCGACAACCGAATCCCCGGCGGGGAGGGTGACGATGTAGGCGGACGGTGGCGGGCAGAATCGAATCATGGCAGTCTCCGGTAGGGGGTGAAGCGGCACGGTGCCGCAGATTGATGATACCCTACACTTCGGCGCAAGGGAAGGGGTTGCAAGAGACTAAATCGACGGATTTCCGCAAATTGCGCGTTTCCAGTTGGGAAAGTGTGCGGAGTGAGTGATGCGCCAACGGAGTACGGGACCAAATTGGGGGACTTGCAGCGGCGTTTCCTGCAAGAATGGGTGCGCATCGGATTCGTTGCAGCGTGCGATGCGGTGGGCATTTGCAGGGAAACGCCCGCCAAGTGGACGGAAGCCGATCCCGCGTTCGCATCGGAGCGTGAGCGGGTCGAGCAGGCCATCGCGGACGGGCATGAGGCGACGCTTGACCGCATCGCCGCCGGGATAGAACCGGGGAGCGCGGTGCAGTTGAAGGCGATTGAACTTCGGCTACGCGCCTTGCGGCCGCACCGCTACCGCGATTCGGCGCAGCGGGTGGAGTTGACCGGGGCTAACGGGGGCGCGGTGCGGGTCGAGGACGGGAACGCCTCCCGTGCGTTGGAGTTCCTTGCTCGCTACGCGGCTACAAGGCGCGTAGACGCGTCCGCCGCTTCCGGTGCGCTTCCACCCCCACCCGACGACGCGGACGCTTCTGTGGGAATCGTAGAGGCTCCGGCGTGAGGCGGAACCTACCCGGCATGGATGAGGCATGGCGGCAGGTCCGCGCCGCCGCGCTCAAGGCGGGCGGCGAGACATGGCGGGCGTGGATCGACGCGCACCCCGGCGGGGTGCCGACACTCGCGGAGATAGGCGCGTCGGTCATGCGCAAGCGCGAGGCGATGGACGCGAGGCGGGCAGCGCACAAGGCGCGCAAGGCAGCAGCCAAGCCGCCCCGCCCCGGTGGGGGGGTGGCAGGGGGACGCCGGGGTAGGGGGGGTGGGGTTCCGCAGTCCGGATCCCCCGGCCCTGCCGCGGCGTCGGAGTCCCACTCCGCTCTGCCTAACCCCTCCGCTCTGCCTAGCCCCTCCGATGCAGACGCATCGCAAGCACGGCCCTTCCTGCCGCCCGCCAAGCGCCCTCCTCCGAGTGGACCCGATAACCCGATTCTTGCGACTGGATTGAAGTATGTGCCTAAATCCAAGTCTGACAAGCCCTTGAAGAAAAAGCGTATGCTTGGAGCATGCGACAAGCATGCGTCAAGCAATGCGTCAAGCAATCAGCAAGCAATGCTTGTTGAATGCCCTCTACAACCACAACCACAACTACCCCCCCTACCCCCCCGAAGCGGGGGTGGGGGAGGGGAGGGGTTTGGAAATGGATCCCCCGGCACTTCCCTTGGTACGGATCCCCTTGGGGTCCCATCGTGGCCGACGGAGTTGGGTGCGCTGATGGAGTTGCGGGAGTTCATCCTGACGGCTGCGAGCGTTCAGGAGCGTTCGGACTTGGAGGCGTTGTTCCGGGAGGATCCTGCTGCGTGGCTGGCGTTGACGGCGTGGACCTACCGGGTGAAGGAGACTGGTCCTGACGGCAGGGAGCGTCCTGCGGCCGTCCGTGACGTTCCGTTCGTTCCGTGGCCCGTGCAGGTGTCCTCGATCCGCCGGATCGCTGCCTGCGTGCGTGACGGGCGTGACGTGGTGATCCGCAAGAGCCGTGACATGGGTGCGTCGTGGCTGGTGGTGGGGCTGGCTGCGTGGGGGTGGTTGTTTCACGGGTGGCAGAGTTTGCTCGTCAGCCGCGTGGAGGACAATGTCGACCGGACGGGTGACCCTGACTCGTTGTTCTGGAAGGTCGATTACATCCTTGCGAGCCAGCCGTCGTGGCTGTTGCCCTGTCCGGTGGACCAGATGCGCAAGGGCGGTTCCTTCCGGCAGCACATGGTCCTTCGGCATCCGACCAGCGGTGCCACGATCGCGGGACAGGCGAGCGGTGCGCATATCGGGCGCGGCGGTCGTCGGACGTTCGTGCTGTTCGACGAGTTCGCGGCGCTGGAGGACGACGAGGCTGCGTGGCGGTCGGCTTCGGACACCACATCCTGCCGCATCGCGCTGTCGACCCCGATCGGTTACGGGACGCGGTACGACAAGTTGGTGCAGGAGGCGCGTGGCACGGGGAACCCCGAACTGGTCGAGATGCTGTACTGGCACCACCCCGAGAAGGCCAAGGGCGCGGAGACGAAGGTGGACTTCGACGGCACCGTAACGGGCGTCACCGGGGGAACTTACGTCTGGACGCCTTGGCTCGGGGACCAGTTGCGCAAGCGCGACAAGGTCGACTTGGCGCAGAACGTGTTCGCGGAGGCGATGGGTGCGGGTGCCGCGTTCTTCCCGAGCGTGGCGGTGACGGCCCACAGGCGGGAGTTCGGCAGGGAGCCGCGTCGGGCGAACTGGGTGAGCGGTCGGTGGGTGGACAGCCCGACCGGGCGGTGGCGTCTGTGGGGCGACCCGGAGGTGTCCTCGTACTCGGTGGGGATCGACCCCGCCTACGGGACGGGAAACCACGCCAGCGCGGTGGCGGTGCTGGACGCCTCGACCCGCAGGATGGTCGCCATGATGGTCGATGCCAACATCACGCCCGCGGACCTTGCCGCGGAGGTGGCTGACGTGTGCCGCGGCTGCTTCCGCGAGGCGGTGGTGGCGTGGGAGGTGAACGGCCCCGGCCAGAGCCTCCAGCGCGACTTCGAGGCGCAGCGGTTCCACCGCGTCTGGAAGCCCCGCAGGGAGGGGAAGTCGACCCACGGGATCGTCGACAGGATCGGGTGGGTGTCGAGCGAGCAGTCCAAGCGCCTCCTCCTCGGGAACCTCTCGCGTGCGGTGCAGCAGGGGGAGGTCGTCGTCCCCTGCACGGGAACCCTCGACGAGATGCTCGCCTACGTCCTCGACGGCAACGGCCGCGTCATCCCCGGCCGCCTGCGCGATGAGTCCACGGGCGCGAGGGAGAACCACGGCGACCGCGTCATCGCCCTCGCCTTGGCATGGCTCGCCGCCGACGACGCACCCGTTCCCGGTCAGGAGGACGAGGTGTACGCTGATGGCTCGGCTGGTGATCTCCTCAAGCACTGGGAGGTATTCCGATGATCGCGAACGCGGACAGGGTCAGGGATTGGGTCGACGAGCAGGGCATCACGACGCTGTTCGCGGACGGGCTCGACGACGCGGTGATCGGAATAACGCGGGATTTGTCCTCCGGTGCCTACCGGGTCGTCTATGACACCCATCGCGTGGTCAACGTGCTGATGAACGAACACGGCATGGACTACGACGAGGCCGTGGAGCATCTGGAATGCAACATCGTGTCCGCGTACGTCGGGAACTCGACCCCCGTGTGGTCGTTCCTCCCGATCGCGGACGAGGACGAGTGATGGCGAGGAAGCGCGGACCAAATCTCTCCGTCGGCAGGGGCGAGAAACTCCCCGTGTCGAAGGGCGCGGGGCTGACGGCCAAGGGCCGCGCCCGCTACAACCGCGCCACGGGCAGCAAGTTGCAGGCCCCGACCAAGGACAAGAACGATCCCCGCCACAGGTC